ACACCATCTGAAAATCCATATTACAAATATATTCTTGAAGAGATTGAAGGTGGTAAAACACATGCTCAACATTCCAATTCAGTTCCTCCAACATCAGCAAGAGGTGTAGATGCTTTTTCTTATATTGAAAGAGCAGGTAAAGATTATAGCCAAGTTGGTAAATGGATGGGTGAAAATGGATTTGAAAAAGAAGTAGAAAAATGTGAATACAAATATGATAAACTAAAAGCCGGTAAAAGTATTATGAGACGTGGAGTAATTATTCCTAAAGATCGTATTGGTGCTTTTGTTGGTCATTATCCTACAATGCTTACACATCCAGATGAGGATAGATTTATTACATATCGAGAAGCTATGTCTATTATGGGATTGCCAGAAGATTTTGAATTAGTAGATGCTAGTAAAAAGAATGCTAATCATATTTGTCAAAACGTTCCTGTAAAAACTGCTCAAGATATGGCGCATGAAGTATTACAAACTTTAAAAGGTAAAAGAAAAATGGTTGACACGGAGTACGTTTTGCAGTATAATACTACTAATAAGCTTGAATTTGATGAGAGCTTAAGTACCCTAGAGGATTTTTTAGTATGAGAACAGACTTTATTTTAGACTTTGAAACTATTGGACAAGTTGCATCGGAGGTTCCAGCAATTGAATGTTCATATACAACATTTGTATGGGATCGTTTTTTAGAAGATCCATATACATTTGAAGAGCTTGTTTCAAAAATAAAAAAAGATAAACTTTCTATTTCGGATCAAATGAAAAATTATGATTTTAAATATAAAGAGGATGATCTTAAATGGTGGATGAATCAATCACCTGAAGTAAGAAAGTTGCTTAAACCAAAAGATAGTGATCTTACAGTACCTCAATTTATTGAACGTATGATAGAATATTTGAGAACATCTGATAAGATTGAATATTGGTGGGCTAGAGCAAATGGTTTTGATCCAGTTATATTAGATCATTTGTCTCGTTCTGCTAATAAAGATTTATTACTCAATGAGTATATTCCTTATTGGAGAGTAAGAGACACTCGCACATTTATTGATGCGAAGTTTAATTTTACAACAAGAAACGGTTTTGTACCAATTGCAGATGAAGAGCATTGGAATAAAATTTTTAATGCACATGATAGTACTCATGATGTGGCGGCTGATGTTCTACGATTACAAGCTATTCATAGAGCAGAAAATGATTTAGAACAAGTATAAGGTAGCGTAAATATGGAAATAAAAGTAACAATCGAAGAACTTAGAAAGCATAAAGTATTTGTGGGAACACCAATGTATGGTGCTCAATGCGCTGGTACTTATACTAAATCAAGTACTGACTTAGCAATGATAGCAGCTGCAAATGGTTTAAATTTCAGATTCTATTATCTATTTAATGAGAGTTTAATTCAAAGAGCTCGTAATTATATTGTAGATGAGTTTATGAGATCTGATTGTACTCATTTATTGTTCATTGATTCTGATATTGGTTTTAATGCAAGAGATGTTTTATCTTTATTGGCTGTTCAAACATCAGATCCAGAAAAATATAATATTGTTACTGGACCATATCCAAAGAAAACTATTGCATGGGAAAAGGTATACAAAGCAGCACAAGCAGGTAGAGCAGATGAAAATCCATTTGAATTAGAAAACTACGCTGCTGATTTTGTATTTAATCCAGTAAAGAAAGTTAATCAGTTTAATTTATCTGAACCAATTGAAATTGGTGAAGGTGGTACAGGATTTATGTTAATTCCTCGTGAAACTTTTGAAAAGTTTGGTAAGGCATATCCTGAATTACAATATAAACCAGATCATGTTAGAACACAACAGTTTGATGGTTCTCATGATATTATGGCTTATTTCGATTGTATAATCGATCCAGTGTCTAAGCGCTATTTGTCTGAAGATTATTTCTTCTGTCATAAAGCACGTGAAGCTGGAATGCATGTTTATATGTGTCCTTGGATGCAATTACAACATATAGGATCTTATATTTTCAAAGGAAATATGGCTGCTATTGGAAGTCTTGGTGTTTCTGCAACAGCAGATTCTTCTGGTAGTCGTAAAACTTATGAAAAGAAAAAGAAAAAGAAACGTAAAAAATAGTTGACAACAGTTGACTATTGTGATATAATTATAAAAATAATCGTGAATCATAGGAGCAAACTATATTATGAAATTTTCTGAACAAACTCTTACTATTTTAAAGAGCTTTGCATCGATTAATAAATCGATTCTAATGAAACCTGGTAATACACTTAAAACTGTAACACCGGAAAAAACTTTGATCGCAACTGCAGATATTCCGGATACAATCCCATCTGAAGCTTGCGTATATGATTTATCAAGATTTTTATCAATTCTTGGTCTTTATTCTGACCCAGATGTGGAATTTCATGATAAATACTTTATGATTAAAGATGGTAAGCGTAAAACAAGATATGCTTTCGCTGACATCTCTATGATTCATGCAGCGCCAGAGAAGACAATTCAATTGCCTTCTAATGACGTTGAGGTTGATGTATCATGGGACGACTTACAGTCTGTTATTAAGGCTGCTGGTGTTCTACAATTTTCTGAGATTGCTTTCGTTGGTGAAGCAGGTAAAGTTTACCTAAAAGCCGTTGATAGTACATCTGAAAATTCTGATGATTATGGAATTGAAATTGGTGATACGTCTGATGAATTTAAGATTATTATTAAAAGTGATAATCTTAAGCTTTTACCTCAGGATTACAAAGTTACTCTTTGCGCGAAGGGTATCTCTGAGTTTAAAGGCAAGGGTGCTACATATTTTGTAGCAATTGATACTAAGTCGACTTATAAGGAAGGAAATTAAAATGAGTGAAGAAAACGCACAAGCACAAGAACAACAGCCGGTACAGGTTTCTTTGCAAGACATTGCAACTGTAGTACAGATGATTGATGTAACATCACGTCGTGGTGCATTTGAAGGTAATGAATTGCAAGGTATTGGTATGCTACGTAATAAGCTAGAAGCTTTTTTACGTCAAAACGCTCCTAAAGGTGAAGTACCTGAAGGCGAAATGCCAAACCCAGAAATGCCAGCGGATGTTCCAGCAGACGCTCCATTAGCTGATAAAGTTAGCTAATAAAACTTGAGGGAGGCAACTCCCTCTTTTTTTCTTTTATATTATGATAAGGTGAATGAATGGCTATTGACGCTAAAGAAAACGAAATTCTATTTGTAGAAAAATATCGTCCGCAAAAGATTGACGATACAATTCTTCCAGAAAAAACAAAGAAAGCTTTTAAAAAATTTGTACAAGATGGAAGTATTCCAAACCTATTACTAACTGGTGGACCAGGTGTAGGTAAAACCACAATCGCTAAAGCAATGCTTGAAGAATTAGGTTGTGATTATATTGTAAAAAATGGTTCACTAAATGTAAATATTGATACACTGAGATATGATATATCAACATATGCATCAGCAGTTTCTTTAACTGGTGGTCGTAAATATGTAATTTTTGATGAAGCAGATTATCTAAATGCTGCATCAGTTCAACCTGCCCTTCGTAATTTTATTGAAGAGTATTCATCTAATTGCGGTTTTATTTTTACTTGTAACTTTAAAAATCGTATTATTCAACCATTAAGATCTCGTTTATCTGAAATTGACTTCACGATCGAAACAAAAGATCGTCCTAAATTGGCAATGGACTTCTTTAAACGTGTTAATAATATTCTCGATAATGAAAATATTGAATACGATCAAAAAGTAGTTGCAAAAGTAATTGAAAAGCATTTCCCAGATTTTCGCCGAGTATTAACTGAGCTTCAATCATATGCTGCTTCAGGTAAAATCGATGAAGGCATCTTTGTTAATCTTAAACAAGACTCTATGGATGCATTGTTTAAGTTATTAAAAGAAAAGAATTTTACTGAAATGCGTAAATGGGTTGCAAAAAACTCTGACCAAGATATGAATGAAATGTTTAGACGTATCTATGATATGGCAACAGATAAAGTTGAAATGAGATCTATGCCTGGCTTTGTTGTAACACTCGCTGATTATATGTATAAATCTAATTTTGTTGCCGATCAAGAAGTAAACATGGTAGCATTTTTAACAGAAGTAATGTTAGAAGCTGAATATAAGTAATGGGATTATTTAGTAAAAACAAAGCAAGTTGTTTTAATTGTGGTTCTAAGTTGAAAAAAAATAAAACATACACAGTTAAAATTAACACCATCGAAGGTTTAATGAATGTTAAAGCTTGTGAAAAATGCGGTTTAGAACTAGATGAAATAGTTAAAGAATTTGAGCAGGTAATGAAATGAGTAAAGATTATAGCCCGTTTGATTTTATGAATGCTGTATCTTTTACTAAAGAAGATCTTATTGGTAATTCTGATTTACCAGAAATGGTAGAAAAACAATATACACCTTATATGGTTAATCGTGGATTTACTAATTTTGAAGATACGATTTTACATGCAAACGAAATGAATATGAGACATTATCTTTTTCATGATGCTCAATTTCAATATTATCGTGCAGCATTACGTAAAAGAAAACGTTTTAGTAAATGGCCAAAAGCAGATAAAAGTATTGATTTAGATGCAATACAAGAAGTCTATCAATGTAATAGAACTGTTGCTAAACTATATTATAAAGCATTATCTGAAAAGGATATGAAATATGTACATGATAAGCTCGTTACTGGCGGCGCATGAGATTATTGTTTTAATAAATAATGTAAACGGTACATTCGAACCGATTGATTTTAACAATAATTATAAGGTGCTAACTTATTATGCAAACGGAAGATATTTTTAAGGGAGTTGGTGTGGAAATTACATTACCTACTCCAGACAGTTTCTTAAAAATTAAAGAAACTTTAACCAGAATTGGTATTTCTTCTCGCAAAGAAAAAACTCTCTATCAAACATGCCACATCCTTCATAAACAAGGAAGATATTCTATTCTACATTTTAAAGAATTATTCATTTTAGATGGCAAGTTAGATACATTTTCAGAAGAAGATAGAGCAAGAAGAAATACAATAGTGAACTTACTTGAAGAATGGGATTTACTTAAAGTTGTTGATAAAGAAGAAGCAGAAGCAGTTGTTACTCCATTAAATCAAATTAAAATACTATCCCATAAAGAGAAAGGTGATTGGAATTTAGAAGCCAAATATAATATAGGAAAAAAATAGATCATGAAAATTTATAAAGTGAATAAGGAAGCAACTCTTCCTGAATACGCAACCGACGGTTCCGCGTGTTTCGATGTTAAAGCATGTGTCAAAAAAGGTCAAAGACTTAAATCATATAATAACTGGAATAAAGAGATGGCGATTGTTGTCAAAGGTGTTGGCAATTCTCAAGATGCATTTCAACTTCCACCAGATTGTAGATGTTTAATCCCAACAGGTTTAATTTTTGATATTCCAAAAGGCCACGTAATGAAAATGTATATTCGTTCTGGTACTGCTCTAAAGAAAGGATTACAACTATCAAATGGTACTGGTATTATTGATTCTGATTATGTAGAAGAAACATACATTATGGTTACTAATGTAACTGATTCTTTAGTTACTATTGAAAATGGTGAAAGACTTGCACAATGTTTAATAGAAAAAACGTTACAAGAAGAAATTAAAGAAACTAAAACAGCTCCAAAACAAAAGACTAATAGAGATGGTGGTTTTGGAAGTACTGGAAAAAAATAGTTGACAAAAGTTTAATACTGTGTTATAATAGTATTATAAATAGGATTATAGGAATGCCAATTGGGTTCCTGTATTAGACGCCGAGCCTTAGGCTGGCAATTTTAAACTCGCTTAATAAAAGGAGAAAAATATGACACGTTCAATTACGCAAACGATGCTTAACGACCCATTCTTTATCGGCTTCGACCGAGTTGTAGATAGAATGCTTTCGGCCACACCTGGCCAATCAAACTACCCTCCATATAACATTGTCAAACTCAATGACGAAGAATATCAGATTCAAGTTGCTGTTGCAGGCTTTAATCGCGATGAAATCGATATTGAAGTTAAAGATGGTGTTCTTACAATTACTGGAGAAAAAGAAAGCGAAGATGAGACTAATTTCCTATATAAAGGAATTTCTGCACGTCAGTTCCGTCGTCGTTTTACTCTAAATGATACAGTTGAAGTTCAAACAGCTGATCTTAGTGATGGTATTCTAACAATTGATTTAGTTAATATCATTCCAGATGCGAGAAAACCTCGTAAAATTGCGATTGGTTTAAACTCAAATGTATTAGAAGGAGAGAAAGCAGAAGCCGAACTTCTTACTGAGGAGAAATAAAACACCACGTGTTTTGAAGGAGCCTTCGGGCTCCTTTTTTATGATACGAAGCCAAATCCAGTACCAAATCCACCACCATTACCGCTATTACCGCCATTATTAACATTTGCAAAAGTACTAGTTCTGTTTCCTTCATTAACAGTTACAGGTGCTCCACTTACATTATTAATAATTGGCATGTTTATAGCAGTATTATTACCACCAGCACTTGATAGCATTTTTATTGCTTCATTGAAGCTACTGTTATTATTACTTTGTAAATCTAATATTTGATTATCATAATCAAATTTATTCATTCCTGGCTGTGTTTTATTACCTGGAATAATTTTTTGTATCGATCCATCAGAATTGAATTTTTGTTCTAGAAGTTCTGTATAAACTCTTCTTAAAAAGTCTTTTTGGCGCTTAGGTAATATAGCAAAGTCTTCATCATTAATTTTAATATCTTGAAATTCTTTTAAGAGCTGATTTGTTAATTGTACTGCTTGCGCTTGTACCATAGGATCTGCATTTGCTTTTAACTCTTTTAATTTATTAATAAGTGCATCTGCTTTCTCTTGATCTAAACCACCTTCTACACCAAGTTTATCTCTAATTAAAGTATTAATTTCATTTCGTAAACTTGCCATTACTGGAGCATAATCTTGATCAGCAATGATTTTATCTTTTGCTGTTTGTATAGCAGCTTCTACTTTTAATTGTGATTTCTCATCACCGTCAATTGCTTTATTAATATCATCTTGATTAATTAAATCTAGATTCATAGCTTGTTTTGTAGCATACTGAGTATTGATAGTTTTAGATACATCAGATTCCGACTTTTCTGGATCTAAACCCATAGCTTTTAAATCCGCAGTCATTTTTTCTCTTGCAGCTTTCATTGCTGCTCTTCTATCTTCCAAATATTTGTATAAAGAATAACCAATACCTACAGCAAAACCTGCTATCGCTCCAACTAACATACCTCCGGGCCCAAACATTGCGCCTAACGCCATTCCCGAAATAGCACTATTTGCTACATTTACAGTTGTATTAGCCCAGTCTTGATCCACTCCCAAATTTGTTAGCCAAGATTTCATATCATCGGCATACATGTATGCAAGACCCGCAACCATTAAAGCTGCACTTCTCGTTATTCCCATTCTTAAGGTACCACCAGTAGATAATTTAGTTCCTAGTACTCCTTGAACTATACCTTTAACACCAGCAGTAATAGCAGCACTTCCAAGTATAAAGCTCATAACTCCATCTAAACCTAAAGCAGCGAAATCATTTAATACAGCACCAACTTTATCAACGGCTGTTCCAATAATTCCAAATCTTTCTTTTAATTTTGCTACTGGAATACCAAGTTCGTCTTCAAAAAACTTACTTGCACCACCATAAGCATCGAAAAAACCTTTAGCAACTAAGAATCCAGTTACACCTACTGCACTTATTCCTGCAAATTTTAATGCATCAGATACAATTCCTTTTACTGTAACTTTTTCTTGCTCTTTCTCTTTTTCTACCGTGTCTGAATCTTCTGCCATTTGATTAGTTGCAGCAGCGCTATTTAATTCTGCTAATTGTTCAGAAGTTCTTTGCGCTTCAAGCTGATCGGACATAATCCCAGCTTGATTTCTTAATATATTTGTCGAAGCTCTTATATTATATTCAATAGATTTAAATAATGGCGCAAATTTTTCTAACTCAATTTTTACATTACGAATTGAATTTGTTCCTGAATTTCGTATAAGATCGCCTTCAGCTCGAAGTCTGTCGATTATAGCCTGTGTGTTTTCAGAAATAGCCATTTAATTTTAACCTTTATTTTGATTTATTTTGTTCGTTCTGTTCTTTTATATATTCAATTAACATAGTAAAGTAAATATCTCTCTCATAAGGTAACATATTTTCTATATCACTTATAGAATATTTATGATGCTGAGCCAAAGCGAATACAATTTTATAATACTCACTAAGACTTGTATGACTCAGCACTAGATAAAAAAAGTTCGCATTCCCTCCACTACAAACGTTTTTTCATCTCCATTACTATTCGTATATTTCATTTCATGTCTTAATTTAGGCATAGTTTCAAAAAACTTTTGAATGCTTTTAATAACATTCCCGTCTAAATTATCCATGAAACCGTCAATATCTTCAGCAGAATGATCTTTAAAATAATGCACTTCATCTGCAGAAGCAATTTTATCTAAACAATTAATCATTACATTATAGTTCGTAAGAGCATCATCATCTTTATTACTTAATAATGCAAAAAATTCATTAATTGTCGGATACTTTAAATATAATACAAAATCTTCATTAACTTGTATTTCATTTGTATGTTCATCATCATATGTTAATACTGGATCAGATTCTACATCTATACTTAGTGTAACTTCTTCTTCAGTATCCGGGTCTTTAATCGTAAATGCAATATTATTATCTACTGATTTAGATCTTAACATTAATAAAACATACTCCAAGTCAAACATTGCTAAATCATCCACATCCATATCAATTAAGCAATTATTTACAACTTGTTTTGCAGCAAGTACCTCTTGCTCCGGTTCCTTTGATTCTTGTGCTACCAAAAGAATTTTTTCTTCTTTAACCGTAAACGGTCTATATTTAATTTTTTCTTGTGTTGATGGTAAAATCAACTCAAATATTGGCAAATCAATTTTTGGTAAAGCCATAATATTAACTCCTCATTATCTAGTTACTTGATTTATCTCCCTTGAAATTCTATCAACTGAATTAGTAACTCTTGTAAATTTATTTACTGCATCTTGTACACTTCTTGGTATAATATTTTGTCCAATTAATTGTCCGACTCCTCCGATAGCGCTTATAAGTCCTAATAAGCCATTACCGCGTCCAAAAGGTGCAGTTGGTGAACCAATTTTTTCACCAGCATAATGAATTCTATCGTATTGAAAACTTACTGGTAATACAGAAAATTGGTCATTGTTTTCCCAAGCCAAGTCTACATCTCCCATTTGTAAAGGAAATGCACCATCTAAAACAACTTCATAATATTGGCCTGAGATATAATAGTTTGTAGAATAAGCTCTAATAATAACACGAGCTGAATACTCATCTTTATATCCTACTTCAAAAGGTAATTTACCATCTACTTCGGCAAAATCACCACCTTCATTAGAAAAGTTGATTACATTTTGTGCCCATGAATGCATGAATGATAATACTTGATGATCAGAATCTAGCATAAAAATAGCTTGCACTGGTTCTGGATTCCAAGTCATTGGCATAACTTTTCTCATTTGTGCAACAGGTTCCCAAATTTGAGATTGGAAAACCATTCCAGGAATAGTAGCATTTTTACAAAAGAAAGTCATATCTCTAGAATTAGCTCTAGATCTAACACCAGGATAATTTACAATCTGTAATTCAAATAAAGAAGGTTTGGCTGGGCCACCAAACCAATCCATTTGTGATTTAAATTCTGATACATTAAATGCCATTTTATCCTCTTATAATTCTTCTAGAATCAGTATAAACTTTATTTGCCGTTGCACCAACAAATCTTTG